ACCAGCTTAGAGGCGATCTTGTCGGTCAGGCCCAGGCTGGCGAGCATGGTTTTGGCCAGAGGGTCGTATTTAACCAGATCGAGATTTGTGACCTCACTGGTCTTGAACCTCACGCCTTGATCGTAGAGCTTGCCGCTCTGATAGGCGCCAGTAATGGCCGCTACGACCCACCCAACAGGGTTCGAAGCCATTGCCGCCAATTGCCCCATGAGCCCAGTACTCACACCTGCGGCTGCTCCACCTGCCGCAGCGGTTCCGGCGCCGGCATAGGCCGCTCCCCCAACCCCGATACTGCTGCCGACGGTGGCTGCGCCCTGGGCGACCGCGCCCTGAAGCGCCGCCGAGGTGGCTGCATTGGCCGCGATTTGCGAGCTGGTCGATCCCAAGATCGAGCTCACAACACTGCCAAATCCGCTGGAAAGACTGCTTGTCAGCCCGCTGAACAGGTTAGCGTAGTAGCTGTAGCCGCCATTGATGGCTCCGCTCAGCCCTCCAGATGCCCACCCGGAGGCCACGCTTGAGCCTACGCCTGTGATAGCGCTGTAGACCTTGTAGAGCATGTTCCCTGTGCTTGCCAGAGAGCTGAGCTGCCCAGTACCGCCCCCGCTGGACCCATTACCGAGCAGTTTGCCCCATACCGAGGAAAGGCCCTGACCATTGTCGGTACCAGTCAGCCAGTTGCTGATTGAAGCCAGAAGCGGCTTGGTGGTCAGCATGTGGACGATTTCGCCAAGTGTCTGCTTGAAGCCTTTCACCAGGTCATCCCATAGCGAGTTGGCTCCATTACCAATGTTGGACCAGGCATTGGCGAACGCTTGGTCGACGCGGTCAATCGCACCCTCGGTCATCTGCCCCCAGACCGTGGATTTGCTGCGGCTGACCTCATACTCGTTGCCGAGCTTGGCCAGGGCTTCCTGGTAGGCAGCAGCATTCTCGGGGTACAGCGCAATGGCTGCGTTGAGCGCCTTTTGGTCTTCGACATAGTCCCTGAGCAGCTTTTGCTCGGGGTACAGGCGGTCCATGAGCGACCCCGCTGATGAAGCCTGCTTGGCCACTTCGACCGCTTCAAGCTGGGCGCGAGTTGCCGCCATCAGCGCTTCATATTCTGCACTCGACTGAGCAATGTCTTTGCCGCCCAGGGAAACCTTCATTGCCTTGTGTACGTTGTATTCAGCAAGTGCGGCGGCACCTTTAAGAGTGGCCTTCGCCAAGGCTGTCTGGTCGTTCGCCTCCTGCTGAAGGTCATAAGCCTGCTTGCTGACCGCCAGCTTGTCCTCAGCAGCCATCTGTTTGGAGATCGCAGCAGTGACCTCGGCGCGCGCGGCGGCGCCAGATCGCAGGAGTGCCTCTTCGACCTTCTGCTTCAGGGCGAACTCGCGAGAACGATCAGCTCCAGCAAGGTAGGCAGCTGATAAGCCTTCTGCTGAGGCGATCGCCAAGCCAGCCTGGGTCTTGAGGTCAGAAAGAGCCTTGGCTTGGTTCTTTGCCTCGGTGACTCCTTCCTTGACTGCACTCGTGGCACTCTTCGTGGCCTTGGTCGCCGCTTCATCAGCCGCTTTCTGCGCATCCTTTGCCGCAGCTGCCGAGCGGATTGCAACAACCATGTCATCAGTGAGCAGCTTATTCTCTTCGATGAACCGGTTGGCAGCCTGGAGCGCCGTCTTGTCCTGGGCCGTTGCCAGTTGCTTTTGTAGCTGCTCAAGATACTTCTGCCCTTCGCCGGCAGCCGATGCCTTGGCAGCCGCATTCTCACGCTCCGCCCGGGTGTTGTCATCCGTAGCACCAGTCAGCTCGGAGAACGCTTGCTTCTGATTCTGTAGAAGCGCACTCAGCTCGGCCACGGGCTGCTGGCTGGACTCCAAGGTCCGCGCCATCTGCTCCGTAACGCCTGGCATCAACCGCAGCTGATCAGCCACCGCCTTCCAGTCAACGGTTATGCCTGCGGCCTGATCCCTCGATGCCTTGCGCACCAAGTCCAGCGCAGCCTGAGCTTCGGCCGGCAACTTCACCAGGCTGGCCATCAATCCGTCAGCGCCCGCGGCACCCATGTTGCGCAGGTCGGACTCAAACTTATCAGCCATCGCCCCAGACATCTGGGTCAGCTTGTCCTGGGTGTCTGCAATTGTTGCCTGAAGCTCACGCAGGGTGACGGACTGCGTCGCCCTGTTGAGCTTGTTGAAACGCTCAGCGAGCTTGTCTATTGGATCGGCTAAATCGCCAAGCTTCTTCTCGAGGGAGCCAGTGTTGTCCCGCAGGGTTAGGAAAGCAGTCGCGGCACCTACTGCCAGCAGCGCAATCCCAGCAGGACCACCAAGCAAACCGAGCAATGTACGACCGGTACCGACGATTGCGCTTTGTGCAGCCCCCACGGCGGCCGTGGCGCGAGCCTCAACCATACGAGCCTCAGCGAGCTGCAGCGCAAGCTGCTTCTCCACTGCCATGCCGCTGATGCGAGTTTTGGAAGCTGCCAGCTCCTTCTCAGCTAGGAAAACGGCGGTTTGGGACTTCCGCTGATCTGCCTGCGCAGCAAGCAGCACAGTGGCCGCCTGCGCACGGCGCGCCATGGAATCTTCAATAGCCGCCTTCGTGGCAAGCACAGATCCTGCTGCAGAAGCGGCCAGTGAGCGGGCGTACACAGCCAAAGCACCAGCAGCGGCAACGCCTGCGATTTCGGCGATAGTCCCGAAATTGTCGGCCAACACCGATATGCCGGAGGCAAGCACGCCAGTGAGATCAGTAGATTCATTCAGCTGGCCCACGTAGACGGTGAAAGCATTGTTCAGCGCCGTGAGGGCATCGCGGACGGCAACGCCCATGCTGTCAGCCAGCAGGCCATTTGCAGCAGCGCTTTTCTGCAGGCCCTCAGTGAGGATGTCGAGACTAAGCTTTCCTTGCGCCCCAAGGCTTCGGATCTCTTCGGCACTTTTGCCAGTGGCCTCAGCGATGGTGTCCACCACAGTCGGCATGGCCGCGAGAATGGACTGCCAGCCGTCCGCATCGAGCTTTCCGGTCTGCAGCGCTTTGGAATACGCATCGATGGCTGAGCTGGCTTTATCGACAGAAGCCGAGTTGGTCACCAACAGGTAGCTGAAACTATCCATGACGTCCATGGACTCATCAGCGCTGAGCCCCATAGAGCGCAAGCTATCCGCTGTGCGGATGTATAGCTCCTGGGCTTCCTCCAGCGGCCGGTAGGTCCGGTTCGCCGTGGCAAGCAGGCGATCTTGGACGGCGTTGTACTCGCCGAAGCTCTTGGTAGCCAGGCCGATACGATCCGACATCTGGGAGTAGGAGTCGGCTGCCTTGAGGATCGAGCCCACAGAAACAGCGCCAACAGCTGCTGCTAGGGCGCTCTTGAGCAGTCCTCCGGCGTTCTGGGCGCTGGCACCTACTCGATCAAATGCGTCGTCTACACGCGCAAGGCTTGAATCCATCCGCTTGGACGTTGACGCAACCGCCGACTCACCCCGTGCGATCTCCTGGCGGAGTTGAGCCGTGGTGGCCTCAATGCGTACCAGCATGCCTTGAACGTCAGTATCTGCCATGTTGCCCCCGGGCGATAAAAACCCGCCTGGGCGGGTCAGCTTTTAGCCGCCGATCGAGACGCAGCAGCCCCTCTCAGGCCGCGCCGAAGGTCTTTTGCCACGGCCGCCTTGGAGGGCTGCGTCTCCGGCTGGCCGAACGGATTGGTTTTCTTCAGGAAGTCAGCTTTCGCTTCCCAGGCCAGGATGATCTCGACCACTGGGGTATCCCATGCGTCGTGCGGTGACCAACCCAACCATCCGGTTGCTATTCCGAAGAGCTCGTCGACGTAGCTGCCGTTGCCAGGTCGCTCGGTTCGTTTCCCTGCGACTCTTCGAGTTCTTCATCGGTCTTGCCGCCTGGATTCAGCAGTGCCTTCACGAACTGCAGTACCTGGGTACCGACCTTGTTCACGCCGCCCACAAACACAGCCTCCTCGACCGCCTCGAGCTCTTTGCGCTTGTTGGTGTCGATACCGGCGCCGGCGGCGATGATGAATGCGGTGGCGGTGATGTTGGCCGCGCCCAGGGCTTGCATGGCTGGCAGAATGCCGCCGAAACGGTTCTCCAGAGCGCGAACAGCCCGAAGTGTGGGCTTGAGGGTAAAGCTGTCGCTGCCGGCTTCAACGACGACGGTGCCATGATTGGTCTTGGACATTGCGGGTTCCTTGGATTATGGAGTTTGAGCGAAGGAGGCGCGGCCAGTAGCAGCGCCTCAGCCGGACGTTACGGGTCCGGCTGGTCTTCGTAGATCTCGGAGTTGATGCCGATGGTCACGGTACGCTTGAGAACATCCTCGGCGCCGCCGACCTGTTTGCGGGACGACATCACCTTGGCGGCGAAGTAATCGGCGACACCGCTTTCGTACAGCACTTTCACTGGGTAATCGAAGCGGCTGCGGTCTTTCTGTGCGGCCTGCAGCGCTAGCTGGCCCGCATCGTCGTCGAGCAGACCGATGGACAGGTCGACAGATCCGGCATCGGCCAGGCCTTTGAGGTGTCGGGTTCGGGAGGCGGCGAGAGAGGCGAAGGTGACGTCACCCACCTCATCACCGTAATCGCCGATGTTCTCGACTTCGCCGATCTCGGTGTAGGTAATGCCGCTCAACAAGATCAGGGCAGCGGCCGCGTCCTTGGGCAGATCTGCGGTCAGGCGCGGGCCGATGAAAATCTTCGTGCCGGCTGCGGTAGTAACAGGCATGGGTAGTCCTCCTGGGACAGGTGATATGCCGCAACGCGGCGGATTCAGGGGTAGATCAGTGTTGGGTGAGTACGCGCAGCGTCACTGCACCTTGGTAGGTCCTGCCATCAGGCTCGCGGCTGGTCTGCTTACGCGTGACCTGCATGCCGATAACATGACCGCTTGTGAGTGCCAGCGGCTGGTTGTGAAGCAGGGCGTCGATCTTGGCCATGATCTCGTGCACCTCCTTCTGGCCTTGGTACTGGCTCCAGACCGAAAGATACAGAAAGCGCTGGTCTTTACGGCTGGCTAAGAAATCCGCCGCGTCGCTGATCGCGCTGTCGAAAGTTACGTAAGGAAACGGAGAGTTGTCGGGCACGCCGTCATGCACTGGGCATGGCAGTCCGGCCACAAGTCGAGCACGCAGAGCCACCTGCAGGGCCCACGCTGGATCTGCCATATCACTGTCCTCTGGATGCCCTGTCGAGCGTACGACCGACGGCCGCCCTGATATCGGCGATAACAACCTCGCGGTTTACGTCCATCGCAGGCCTCAGCCAAGGGTGGGCAGGCATGGCAGGAATATCTGGCGATTTACCGAACCAGTTGCTGCCATCCGTTTTGTTGGCAGCCCTTCCTTTTCGCCGACCGTTCTCTTGGCCCTTGAAGTTGCCCTTGGTGCCATACTCCAGGAACCGCAGGTAGAAATACCGGCGATTCGCCTTCTTGCCACGCAGGCCTATCT